AAATTTGTCCCCCGAAAATCACAAAATGTACAACCACGAAGCCGTATACAAAGGTCTCGTTTCGCCCCGATTATGCCCGATTCGGTATCGAGGGATTGACGCCAGATATGCGCGCTCTTTTCGAGAAACGTGTATACGACATTGCCGCCGTCACCGACAAGTCTGTGAAAGTCAAGTACAATGGCACAGTCGTTCCAGTGAAACATTTTCAGCAATATATTGACTTCTATATCGGCGCCAAGGGTGAGACGAAACGTATCTATGAATCGCCTGACCCGAGGTGGGAGTATGTCGTGTCGCTTTCACCCACTGGCGAATTTCAGCATGTGTCGTTTGTCAACGGAATATATACACAAAAGGGCGGCAAACACGTGGAGTATATTATTAACCAGATTATTCGCAAACTTACCGACTATATCAAGACCAAGAAAAAGGTCGACGTGAAGCCGACAACAATCAAGGAGCAGCTTGCGTTATTCTTGCGTTGCGATATCGAGAACCCGTCTTTCTCAAGTCAGAGCAAGGATGAGCTCGGTACAACCGTTGCATCATTTGGTTCAACGTGTAAAGTAAGCGACGATTTCGTGGAAAAATTGGCGAAAATGGGTGTGATGGATGCGGCGTGTGCTCTGACCGAAGTGAAGGAAAACAAGGCGGCGAAAAAGACGGATGGAACAAAGACGCGCACGATTCGCGGTATTCCGAAACTAATCGATGCAAATTTCGCCGGGACAGATAAGTCGGCACAATGCACGATTATATTTTGCGAAGGTGATTCAGCAAAGGCGGGGATTGTTTCGGGCCTTAGTCGTGAAGACCGCAATCTTATCGGCGTCTATCCTATGAAAGGTAAAATGATGAACACGCGCGGTGAACCTGTAAAGAAAATCGCAGATAATAATGAAATCACCGAAATCAAGCAAATTCTCGGCCTGGAGGTCGGGCGCAAATATACATCCGACGATGTGAAATATCGTCTTCGATATGGCAAAGTGCTGTTTATGACGGATCAGGATTTGGACGGTTCGCATATCAAAGGACTCGGTATCAATATGTTTCAAAGCGAGTGGCCGACGCTTACAGAACTTCCCGGATTTATCGGGTTTATGAATACACCGATTTTGAAGGCGAAGAAAGGGACGCAAGAGAAAGTGTTCTACAATGAAGGCGAATATCGCGCGTGGAAAGAAGGTGGCGAAGGCGGAGCAGTGGCAGTAGGCGCGGGTGTATCGATGGCGACACACACACCACCATCCGGATGGAATATAAAATATTATAAAGGTTTAGGAACAAGTACGGGCAAGGAATTCAAGGAGTATTTTGAGCACAAGAAAATCGTGGATTTCACACATAGTGGCGAGACGTGTGATAATGCGATTGATATGGTATTCAATAAGAAACGCGCGGATGACCGAAAGACGTGGTTGGCGACATATTCGCGCGACAGATACCTCGACACGCTTCAGCCTAGTGTCACATATGAAAAGTTCATCAATGATGAGATGATTCATTTCTCAAAATATGACTGCGATAGGTCGATTCCCAATACGATGGATGGTCTCAAAATATCATTGCGAAAGATTCTATATTCTGCGTTCAAGAAAAATTTGAAGACTGAAATCAAGGTTGCGCAGTTTAGTGGTTACGTATCTGAACATTCGGGGTATCATCATGGTGAAGCAAGTCTGAATGCGGCGATTGTCGGCCTAGCGCAGAATTTTGTGGGATCCAATAATATCAATCTGTTTGAACCGAATGGTCAGTTTGGGAGCAGGATCAAAGGAGGGGGAGACGCTGCTAGCGTAAGGTATATCTTCACGCAATTGAATAAATTGACACGGCTTATTTTCCGAAGTGAAGATGACGCGGTTCTCACATACTTGGATGATGATGGTCAGAGTGTCGAGCCGATTTATTATGTGCCGATTATTCCGATGGCGCTCGTAAATGGAACTAAAGGAATAGGCACTGGATTTAGTACCGATATTATGTGTTACAATCCGGCACAAATTATCGAATATATTAAGCGCAAACTTTCAGGGACAGTATCGGTAGAGGCTTCGACATCGGCACCAGCACCAATCGAACCGTTTTATAAGAATTTCAAGGGGACGATTCGTCGTGTCGGCGATACAAAATATTTATTCAAGGGATGCTATACGATTTTGGATGAAAAGAGAATTAGGATTACGGAATTGCCGGTCGGAACTTGGACAGAGGATTATAAGAAATTCCTGGAACACTTGATTGAGCCGCCAGCGGCGGGGGCAGCGGCATCCAAGGACAAGGACAAAGACAGTCCTGCAAGCAATGCACCAATCGTGAAAGAATATAATGATATGAGTACGGATACAACCGTAGATATTACGGTTACGATGGCACCCAATATTATCAAAATATATAGAGAAAAAGCGACGGAATTCGAGTGTAATTTACTTGAGAAGAGTCTCGGATTATATACTACACAATCCACAACAAATATGAATATGTTCGATGCAAATGAGAAGCTTAAGAAATACAGCAGCGCTGAGGAAATCATTGATGACTATTATGGTGTCAGGCTTGAGTATTATGAGAAACGAAAACAGCATATAATTAATGCTCTCACGCGTGAACTACTCGTGCTCAGCAATCGTGCGCGATATATTACAGAACTGCTTGACGACACGATTGACCTTCGCAGAAAGACGAACAAGATGCTTACAGCACTTTTGAAGGAGAGGGGATATGATCTCTACACGACAGGTGCTAGCGAAGACAACGCGAGCAATAGTGGTAGCACGGGCAGTGGCAACACGGACGATGAAAATGGTTATAAGTATTTATTAAAATTGCCGATGGATAGTGTTTCAGAAGAGAATGTAGCAAGATTACTGACTGAAAAGACAAAGAAAGAAAAGGAGCTTAGCGAACTTGGTTCAAAATCTCTGGAACAATTATGGCAAAATGATTTAGAAGAATTGGAGACCGAATATACGAAATTCGTCCAACGAACTGCGCTGACCGATGTAGCATTATCGGCAACAGGAGGTTCATCATTAAAATCGAAATTAAAATCAAAATCAACGGTGGGTGGTTGCAAAGCGGCAAAATAAAAGAACAATAACTAAATAAAGATTGGATCTAGATTTAGCTATATAAATATTTTTTATGATGAAAATAAATGACGCTATAAATAATTTATTTATAGTGTAATTTAAACTTTACGCCCATACACATTTAGAACCACGGCTTAAGTTCGAGCGTCTTACCTTTAACATTGTCATATGCAGGCCACGTCATAACCGTATACATACTGCTGGCGTCCCGTTTGTATTTCAAATAAGCACGAATTTCATTTAATAATTTAGGAACACAATGTTTCAACACATGCTGATTTAGAGCCGCTACTTGTTCTCTAATATTTGTAGGTAAATTTATTGCGCTTTCCAAATAGAGCGCTCTCATTATAATCTTCAGTTCATCATTATCTTGCTGACCTATACTATATTCACCATTAGATAACCGATACACATCGGCGCGAAGACCGTTTTGAATAATCTGAATATTTTCCTTGCTAAAAAAAGCGTTACTCAAATCTGTATTTTCCCAGTTACCGGTTAAAGCATCTCTAAATGTTGTAATCTGATTTACAGGAATTTTGTCCCACATTGAAAATCTCACATCAGGTGGAGGTCCTTCAATATCGATACGACCATTTGATACTTTTTTTGTGTAAACTTTTTGTATTGATGGGTTTGAACACGATTGGCTACCTGAAAACATTTAACAGTTATATTATATATTATATATTATTATAATGTTATAATGTTATTATAATAACTAAATATAACATAAATATAAGATAAATAAATAAAAAATAAATAATATTTAGTTATTTTCTATTCAATTTTTGTTTTTGATTTCGTGATAATTAATTATATTTACTTTATATATAAATGTCTTTTAATAGTGTTACGTTAATAATTGCTACTATAATATTTATTATTTTATTGGCTATGGTAGGTTATTTTATTTACCAAGAACAACAAAATAAATTTGATATCCCAGCATCTACATGTCCGGATTATTGGACGTTAGATGGAGGCGTTGAAGGAATGCCTTATAGTTGTAGTGCAAATGGTATAAATATGGGAAGTTGCAACAATCCTCAAGATAATCCTACTTATATACCTACTACAAAGTCAACAAAATTGTGTGACTTATTTGCTGATAAATATACTTATGTTACTACTACTTGCAATAAAGGCAATAAACGTATAACGTGGGATGGTGTAACAAATAACCCTGACCTTGTAACTAAGTGTCAGATTACACCCCTGTCAAGTTAATACCTTATATATATTATGTATTACATAACCATAGTTTAATTAAATTATTCTATTATTCGGTTATTCAGTTATTCGGTTATTCAGTTATTCGCTGATTAAAATATTATTACTATATAATATATTAATCTACACCAGTTAGTCATTAGCAACCACCAATACGCAATGGACATACCTTCAGATAAAATAAACATGAGTTTTCGCAAAGCAAGTATACTAGTAGCAGTAGTTACATTTTTATTTTTAACTCCCATTTTTATTATAATAATCATTAGAGCAAACAATAAGAAGAAAATATGGGCGCCAATGGTTAGTAAATGCCCCGACTATTGGACAATATCTAAAAATAATCAAGACGAAATAAAATGTACACCAGGTACAGTTAATTCTAAAAATGTTTTAAATCCAAATGGATTCTATACTTATCAATTACCCACCAAGCAAAATAAATACGACTATGCTATTAAAAATGATGTAGAATGGGACGGAATTACAAACGATGAGTCTTTGATAAAAGGTGCACCAGATAAACAAAATAAAACGATTTTTTGGCTTATTGGAAAATTATTTCTAAATGATGTACCTCCTTATCATAAAGTACAAGATCCTAATTATTTGCATAATATTAATAATGTCAACAACGATACGAACGATAGTAATAATAATAGTAAAGCTAAACCAGGTAATAATAACTATAATTTACTAACAGCCTTAAACCCTAAAAAATAATTAATCGAATCACCAATCGAATCACCAATCGAATCACCAATCGAATCACCAATCGAATCACCAAAATAATAAATATCCAAAGAAATATTAAAAATTAAACACAGTTATAAATCTACATAGAAACAATTATAATATTATTATAAGTTAAAAATCACAAATAAAAAACTAATAATATAATAACTACATACTCAATATACATAACATACATAACATACATAACATAACGCTTAAGAATTATGAATAACTTAAATGAGATTCTTGGGCGCGACCAAATATATCAAAAAATAAAATATATTCTTGACGGTTTTCAAGAAAATAAAAAAGATATCACTATAAAGCGAGGAATATACATATATGGTAATCCTGGCTCAGGTAAAACAGATTTCATTGTTAACTTATTACGTGAACAAAACTATGATATTATAAAGTATGATGCTGGTGATATTCGTAATAAATCTATTATAGACACAATTACAAAGCATAATATGTCAGATAAAAATATAATGTCAATGTTTGAGAAAAAAGTGAAAAAGATTGTAATTGTAATGGATGAGATTGATGCGATGAATAGTGGTGACAAAAGTGGAATAAATTCCTTAATTAAACTAATTCGTCCTAAAAAAACAAAGAAACAGAAAATGGAGGAAGTGACATTTAATCCTATTATATGTATTGGCAATTATCAGATAAATAAGAAGATAAAGGAGTTGATTAAAGTGTGTCATACATTTGAATTGAAGACTCCAACGAATGAGCAGATATCGTGTTTATTAAAAGAAATGAATTTAAAGTTCGACAAAACACTAACTAATACGATTGTTTCATTTATACAAGGAGATTTGCGTAAATTGGGTTCAATATATCAAATGTCTATGGCAAATAATAAGGAAAGCAATATATTACAAAATGATATAATAAAAACGATATTTCAGCAAAAAAGTTATAATGATGACAGCAAGAAGATAACACAACAATTGATAAATAATAATTATCCCATCGAGCAACATAAAGTGCTTATGAATGAAACAGATAGGACGACAGTTGCTCTATTGTGGCACGAGAATATAATAGATGTGTTGGGTAAATACGAAAAAAACATTTCGATACCATTTTATCAGAAGGTTTTGGATAATATTTGTTTTGCTGATTATATTGATAGAATTACATTTCAGAATCAGGCGTGGCAGTTCAATGAGATGAGTTCCTTAATTAAAACATTTTACAATAATAAATTGTATCACGAATATTTTGCAAAAAAAACTAAATTTAATCCCACCGAAGTACGGTTTACAAAGGTTTTGACAAAATATAGCACGGAATATAATAATTCACTTTTTATTAAAAATCTTTGTCAACAACTATCGATGGATCAAAAAGATTTGTTTTCTTTTTTTCTATATATTCGTGGACTATATAATGAAGAGGAGATATATAGTATGTTTGAAAACTACGAAGTTACGAAGCTAGATATTAATCGAATTTATAGATATTTAGATAAATATACCCAAAAAACATTAAATCATATTGAAGACGATGATGATAATAAAGATTCAGATTATTATGATTTAATTTGATTTTATATAAAACATCATATAAAACATCATATAATACTATAGGTTATTATGAAATATAAAATATAATTTTATTTATCTTTTTATTTTTGTTTATATAGCTTTAGCATATAGATGTAGCATATAAATATTGTTATTTTCTGATATTTAATAAATGCCAAGTAAATAAGAATATTATTTAGTAATATTCTTATTTGATAATCATTATTATTGCTATTTAGTAATATTATTACTTGAATATATTATTTATTACCATTTAGTAATATTATTTATCGATATTTAGTAATACTATTTATTACTATTTAGTAATATTGCTAATTATTTTTATTTGTTATTTTTATTTGTTATTTTTATTAATTATTAATATTATTAATATTTTATATATTTATTGTATACATAATATGTCAGCACGTTCTTATTCATCGTATAATTCTTACTTAAATACCAAACTTTGTTGTAAGGAT